GTCGACGTCAGCGTCCAGCCGATTACGACGGCATCGTGCGTGGACTCGCGGTGCGATACGCCGGCGATCAGCAGTCCGTCGTGCGACAGGCGCTGCGCAAGGTCTATCCACAGACAGCGGACCGTCTCCCTGTCGACCCCGTCAACTGGCTGCGATTCTTCGCGCGGCAGGACTCCGGCGTCTACCGAGATCCAGCGCAGCGTCACCTCGTCGACGATAGCGGCGAGCAGCTCGACGTCAGCGACCCCCGCGCGGTGGCGTTCACGAGAGCGCTCGACGAGATCGGCATCGACGGCTTGATGGCCGAGGCCGAGCGACGCGCGAACACTGGCGCGCGTGCCGTCGTCTTCGTCGTCGGTGCGCGCAGGATCGGCGACTCGACCAAGCTCACCGCGCATCTCTACTGGCCGCACGACGTCGTCACGATCACGCACGAGTCGGCACCCGACGACGTCGACGCGGTCTACGTCGTCTGCCTCCGCCAAGCGTCACCGTCTGCCGCATCGCCGGTGTGGTGGGTGTGGACCCGTGAGCCATCCGTCGACGACGACGGCGTGCTGTCGTTCGGGCCGTGGTCGCATCGGCGTGTCAGCGAGGACGGCAAGATCGCGACGCCGTCGATCGCGTATGACGGCGTGCTGCCGATCGCGATCCTGCGCACAGAGCCACCGTCTGGCGGACTGTGGCCCGAGCCGGATCGCGACGTCGTCGCCAACGTTGACAGCCTCAACGTGGCGCGCGCGAACCGTCAGCACGTCGTCAACATGCAGGCGCACGCGCAGCTCGTCTACAGCGGGATCATGCGTGAGACGTCGCAGCTTGTCGGCGGGCCTGACACCGTGCTGCAGGTCGGTGCCGGCGAGACGCTGCAGTATCTCATTCCTGGCGCCGACCACGACGCGATCGAAGCGTCGGCGACGCGCGACCTGCAGGAGCTGGGTGTCTCTCGCGGCAACAGTCCCGACGCATACGCCGTCGAGCCGGGAGCGCCACAGTCGGGCGTGTCGCGAATCATCGCGAACGCGCCGCACGATGCGCGCATCGCCGAGGCGCGACCGATCTACCAGCGCTTCGAGGAGCAGCACCTCCTTCCCGTCGTGCTCGACGTGGTGGCGCGCTTCGTCGACGGTGCGCCGTCGTCGTTCGAGGGCGTGCGCCCTCGTGTCACGCTGGCTACGAGCAAGCCATACGAGGACGACGCAGCGAAAGCCGAGCGCGTGCTCGCGCTCAAGGCAGCCGGCCTCGTCGACGAGGCAGACGCTCGCGTGATGTTGGGCCTGTCGGCGGACCGCGCCGAGGCCGAGGCGTATCTTGCGTCGACGCGCGGGCCGCGCATGCCGGTCGGTGTGCTCACGGGCTCGCCATTCACGGCGCCGCGTGAGACGACGACGACGGGTGAAGGGTGAGCGGTGCGCTCGCGGCCGGGCCGATTGCAGACGCAGCCGTCGAGGACCTGCGTCTGCTTGAGCGTCGTCTCGAAGCCGACCTGATCAAGATCCTCGTCGGGCTCGACACGCTACCCGGCGAGGACAGCCTCGTGCGTCGACAGGCGCAGACGACCGCAGCCGTGCTGCGTCAGGTGCAGGACCGTCTCGAACGCGAAGGCGAAGTCCTTCGATCTGTCGTCGGGCAGCGCGCGGTCGAGGCCGTGACAGCTGTCCTTGGCGCGCCACCGTCGACGCTGCCGGTCAGCGTGCGTGAGGAGCTGGATCTCATCGTGGACGGCCGCACGTCTGACGTCGTGCGCGTGTTTCGCGAAGCGCGCGACGAGATCAGAGACGCGGTCAACGCTGGCGTCACGACTTCGGGCAGCCTCGGCGACCTCATCGAGCAGGTGCGTGAGCGACTCTCGACGACGTATGCACGAGCACAAGCGGCAATCGACGCAGCGGTGATGGCAGTCGGTCGTCACACCGTGATGTCCGATGCACGCGAGCTGGAGGACGAGCTCGATCTCGTCTACGTCTACGTAGGGCCTCGCGACGACAAGAACAGACCATTCTGCCGTGCGTGGGTTGGCAATGCCGTCACTGACCCCTCGCTCCTCGACAACGGGCAGGGTCTCCCCGTCGACGATTACTGCGGCGGGTACAACTGCCGTCACTCGTGGGCACCGACACCGTTGGCGACAGCGATCGCCGAGGGGATCAAGGTCTATCATCCCGATGGCTCGCCGATGGTGGTCGAGCAGGGCCAAACACGACGACGACGGAGGTGAACGTGGGCGTCGAGCGCAGACGTGCAGGTGGTCCCGTTCGCCTCGACCTCGATCGAGCAGTCAAGATCATCCGTGCCTACGTGCCCGGCGCGATTATCCGTCGCACAGGGCAGGGGCTCGACGTCGAGGGGCGACAGTTCGCGCCGTATTCAGACGCCTATCGTCGTGCGCTCAACGAGATGACGGAGGACACCAGCGTTGACCTCCGCTTGACCGGTGGTCTGATCAACTCGATCAAAGTGCGCTCCGTTGAGCAATCGACGTCGTCGTGCGAGGTCACGATCGCGCCGGACACCGGTACGTCACCGGCGGTGTACGCTGCCGGCGGGCGCGCCAAGCGCAGCGGTCGACGAGGGCCGCCACACAACGTGCTCGGATGGTGGCTGCACTACGGCACTGATCGGATGCCGGCGAGACCCTTTCTTGGGCTCACACCCGATCAGCGAGCTGAGCTTGGCCGGCTGCTGTCAAGAGCCGGTGTGATCGTGGGCTAATCGCGCCACCTGGCACGGTTTCTTGGGCTTTGCCAAAATGGCAAAGTCGCGTCAGAATGCGCCTATGCAGCGCGTCCTGGTCGGATCCACCGAATCGATCGTGAGTTATCCGCGCCTGTCGCCGGACGGTGTGATCCCCGCTGGTGTGCCGTCGTCGGCGACCGCTCGCAGGGTGTCGCCGCGTGATCCTGACCCCGACACGGGCTACGTCACGGCGACGGTGGACGCCCTCTCGTCGACGCTGGCGTCTGCCGCCAACGAGGGAGCAAGCGCGCTCACGTTGTCGTCGCCACAGTTGATCGTTGCCGGCCGTCGATACCTCGTGACCGACGCGACGACGGGTGAGCGCTTCGTCGTCGTCGCGAGCAAAGGCGGCACGTCGTCGACGATGCGCTTGCAGGAGCCTCTCCCGTCGTCGTTGTCGTCGGGCAGCGCGGTCAGCGGCATCGCTGTCTCGGTGGCGCTCTCGGCGACGCAGACGGTCGATCCTGGTGCTGGCTACGTTCTCTTTCGGGCCACCGTCGACGGCGTGGTGCGTGAGTGGGACGAGCCTTTCCGCATCGTCCGTCGGGTGACGTCGATTGCGCTCACACCGACCGCGCTCACGCAGGCATATCCGGTCGTGCGACAGATTGCGTCGTCGTCGGACGTCACACTTGAAGAGGCCATCGCGTCGTCGTGGCGCCTCGTCGTCGTGCCCGCGCTCGCTGCTCGTGGCGTGCTCGATGAGGACATCCTCACCGACGACGTGATCGAGCCGATGCACGCCGCCGCGACGGTGCTTCACCTTGCGCGTCAGTGGCCTTCGGCGCCACCGGAGTTCGTGGACCGTCTTGCCGCTGCGTATGAGCAGGCCAAGCAGACGACGTGGGACCGTATCGACCTCGTCACGGCGCCGCAGGAGACCACACCTAGCGCGCCCACTCCGGGTTCGCAGGCCCCGCGCTACATGAGGATCACGCGATGACATGGGCTGAAGTGCGCCGGCAGCTCGTGACGATTCCGTCGACGGTGACGCCGGCAAACTATCGTGGCGTGTCTGGTGGTTTTCGCCACGATGCTTCGGGCCACGACTCGACGAGGGGCACGCAGTCTCGTCGGTGGTGGGGCCGCGTGCTGTCTGGTCACGCCGAGGGGCCGCACCAGACGCTTCAGGACCGTCACCGCGTGACGTGGGAGGTCGTGGTCGAGTACGTCGACGCGCCCGGCAACACGGCAGCGATCGACGAGGCGATCCCCGAGGATGCGGCGCTGCTCGCGCGAGCGTTCGCCGACAGGGCCAACTGGAGCAGCTCGACGACGGGGATCGTCGCCGTGACACCCGCTGGTGACGTCGTCGCACCGTACACCGTGGAGCAGGTCGACGGTGCGCGTCGTCTGCGGTTCACGATCGAAGTGAGGTACAGATCATGACTGAAGTCGCACGAATCCGCACTCTCCGCTACGGCCGGCACAGCAACGTGACGACGTTCTCCGGTGAGGTCGCGAACGCCACCAACGTGCTGCGTCTCACCGACGACGGCGCATCGCTGCTGCCGCGCAATCGCGCACGAATCGAGCGCAACCTCCGCTCGCTCACGGGTCGTGCGTACCCTCACGTCCGTGGCGTGCAGGATCTCGCCGACATCACGCTCGCCACCGAGTTCCGCGGCGTGAACGCCAACACCGGCGCGGCCGTGAGCAACTGGGAGGCGAAGATGGAGCAGGGCCAC